GGGAGCGTGGATTGAAACATTGCAAACCGCACCAGCGATTCCGCCCGGCGCGAGCGGCGGAATTCTGGCCGCACGAAATTGTAAAGCTCTTCAAGGTGCGGCTTATCCGTGTACCAGAACTGCCCAATCGTCAGGTAGATCATGCCTTCGAGGATACCGCCTACGGGACCGATGCACCCGACCATCGCGCGGTCCTGTTTGACGGCACGCCACGCCGCTTGCTGTATCCGCGTTTCAGACAGCGGCATCATGGCGTTCTCCGCATGCAGCTCGCGACCCATCGCCATCAATTCCGGGAGATCGGCGGAAACCCCAAGCCGCACGTGATGGACCTGCTTTGACTGGGGATATGCGGGGCCTCGCGATGGCGCGGCCATTTGGAGGCTCATGCTACGCCTCCTCCTACTGATTTTAGGCCAGAGCCGACAGGCCCCGGCAGCCTTTTGCGATGTTCGATGTCGTCACGGCGCACATTCATAAACCAGCGGTCGAGCGCGCGATGCCCGCGCTCGGCATCGCCCTTGCCAAGCTGCACCACATGACTGGGGTGAATTACATATTCGCCGTCGCTAAGGTCGCATCTGACGCCATCTGCCGCACCGCCCGCCGCGCGCGGGAAGCGCACGAACGGCCTATTCCGGACAGAAGGGGCCTTCATCTTCGGCATGGAGATTTTGGGCGCGAGCAGGTGTGGCGCGTTTGGCATGGATGGCGCCTTTGGAACGACGGGCTTGGGTGCGATCGCTTTAGGCGCCGGGAACATCTTCCCAAGGTGCTTAAGGCCCGCCGCGGTATTGCCGCCCCCGAGCGAGGAGACCACATCGGCCGGCACCACATGCGCGCCATCGGGAACAGTCACAGGAAGGGCATCCGCGCGCCCCGGCGTGTCGCCTGTCAGCGCGCCGGTAAAGCCGCCCGCGCCTGCCGGGGGTGAACCATCGGCATCCGTGCCGCCGCCATCCGCGCGCCGCTTCGGAGCGCCTGCCGTCTTAAGCGCAATCGCGAGCGCTTGCCGGTAAGGACGCCCTTGCGGTGCATGCGCGCTCGGCTGCTCCAGTTCCGTGATGTTCTTGCCGATATTGGATTTGCCAGGAAGGAGCGGCATCGCTTACCCCACATTAACAATCAGATAGACATAATTCTCTGTTCCGGCCGCATTTCCCGCGCTGGCTGTCGCTACAGTGAATGAGCCGTTGGCCGCAACTGGATAGAGGTGTTTTGCCGACCCCTCAAGCGTGGCGGCCGCGGCATTCGAGGCCTGCAAAACGATGATGCTGCTGGCCTTGCAATTCGCATCGGCGATTGTCTTTGTCGCAGCAGCCGCCATCGTAAAGATGCCAGAGAACGCACTGAGCGGAAACAGCCCCCTGAGGACCGATATAAGACTGGAGAGGTTCTGGTTGACGCCCTTCGCCTGCCCAAGCATCGCGCTGGAATTTGAATCGGTCATCAGTTTTTCCCATCGGCTTGCCAGCGAAGCTCCGTATTCCCGGCGCGCCAGAATGAGCCGGTGTCCTGGCTTTCAAATCTAAACTTTATGTACCTTCCGCGCATCCTCTTGCTTATGAAGCGCAGGGCCTCGTTCATCGTAAAGGGACCATATACGACGGGTGAGTTTGCTTGGTTCAGCCATTTGATGGCGCTGACTGTAACAAGTATATTCGCATTCTGGCTTCCGTTGTACTCTCCCCATTTGAAGTCAGGCATGATGCGGTCGATAAATGCCAAGTCCTCGCCGGAATTTATTCTTATCCAGCCCGTTTCAAAATGAGGGTTCATGGGAGCCGTATCTGCGTCAAATCCAACCTCGTGCTGGTAAACGATGCCGGAATTATTCGCCGCGATAGGGCTGTTTATGCCAGACACATCAATCCATGTGTTGCGCTGGACCGAAGAGAGCGACCACAGCCCCTCATCCACATTCAACGTCAGCTTCTTATCGCAGTAGCCGTAGCCGCCAGATTTGGACGGAAAGAAGAAATCGACCTCTCCGAATAGCGTATTCGTGCCGACGTGGCATTGCCACGCATTAGGCAGGTCAAGATCCTGATAAAGCGCGTCCCAGGCCGGGCATGGCATCTTGGAGACGATGCCACCTGAGAGCGAGAACAGTCCCGAGGGCGTCATCCAATAGACGTTTCCGCCGATAGCTCCCCAGGCATGCTTTGCTATCAACCCGCAATTCTTACCTATGATCGTAAAACCAAACACGAACTCAGAACCGATGTAGGACATTGACCACAAATCTTGATCGGTCCAGATCAGATCCATGGTTGGCGTTGAGCCACCCCCGACGATGCGCGATCCTTGGCTGAGGCGATATTGGCCAGCTTGGTTATTGATGGTCCCGATCCATGTCGTGAAATCGCCAACGTCACACCAGCGGATAAGGAGCGGGTCTTGATAAACACCAATAGCGGCATCTGCGGTCGAGCCGAAGCAGACCATCATCTGCTGCGAGTTCGACATGAAGGCGCCGGCGTTGAAAGGCGGAGCTGTGCCGATGACTTGCGCGCTTCCGTAGCCGCTCGCGGGTCCCCAGAAATAGAGCGCTCCCCCTTGCGGGCAGGCCATGAGCAACTCACCCCAGCTATCCACCGTCCAGTCTATGGCCGTTATCGGCGTCCCGGTTTGCCCCACCGCAGTCTGGCCCGTGCCATAGGCGCCAGCGCCATAGTTGCCCGCGCCGTAGGCTCCCCCTGCCGGGGTCGGATTGGCCGTCAGGTAATAGGTGAGCTGCGCATTTGCGGAATTCATGGACGTTGGACCGGCGCTCGACGATGCCGTTTGCGCAGCTACCACGACGAAGTTATTCGCGTCAGTGATCGACGTAGCGACGTAGCGCCCCACAATGGAGATACCGCCGACCGCGGTTGCGATTGGCAGCACAATATCGTCACCGACCCCTAGCCCATGATTGTCGAGCGTGATCGTCACGTCTGGGCTGCCGGAAACCGTGGTGAAGGCCGGGACGGCACCACCCGCACTCACCCCCGCGAGCCCATTCATCGCGGCGTCAATCGAGTAGGCCCCCGCGCCAAGATACGCCGTGACGGGATAGAGGCCGGATAGAATGATGCCATCGACGGAAATCGGCGTTCCGAAGAACACCGAATCGCTTGGCGTGATTGTCGATACCCCCGAGTCGGCCACCGTAACGCTGGACGATCCGGCCGTCGTTGTGAAGTTCGGGGCTGGATTGGTTGTCACCGTTTGCGGAATGACATTCGTCAAAGTGCCGTTGGTGATATCGGCAAGTTCGGTCGTGGTAGCTACCACATAGCGCTGGTTGTCCGCCAAATCTTCCCAGGCATGGCTAGCGCGTGGAATGCCGTCGAGAACGCCCGAGAAGTATTTTACCCATCCCCCCATCTTCTCAAAGAGACCGGCCTTCCAGCGCCCGAAATCCATCGCGGCATAGCCCGAGCGCAGCGCGGCCTCCGTCACTTCGACGTTGAGGCCTGGCACGAGATTGATAGGCGACCGGGTCATGGCTTACGCCTTTGCGGATGCAGGAAGCGGGGAATTCGCGCTGATGTACATCTTGCGCAGCTCTTCGGTCTTGGCTGACGCCATGGCGGCCTGGTAGGCGGCTTCCCAGGAAACGGCTTGCTGCGGATCGCTCGATTGCGCGCCATAGTTCTTGAGCAGCACCCCGTTCGCGTCCGCCATGATGCACTTGAAGAACAAGTCGCTGAGGTAGTTCGTCAAGAACGTCGAGGTGTTCGAGGCCGACAGCGGCGCCGGCCGGACTGTGCCGATGAACTCAGCCCCCCATGGCGAGCCGGGCGCCGGGCCGAACATGACGTTTAGGTCGTCGATGCGCGCAGCGAGGACGGGAAAGGATGCGGCGGATGGCGCGGACTCGTTCGGCCACAGGAAATCCACCACATCACGGCTAACCATCTTCACGGGCGGCGAGAAGCGCGCACCGGCTGTCGAGAAGACGTTGATAGCGTCGAGCACAAGCATGTGTCCCGAGGTCGTAGGAATCGGGTTGATGCGGGTGTTGGGGATGAGTGTTTGCGAAACGGTGACGTTGGCCGTCAGGAGGTCCAGCTCGCGGTAACAACGCTGCTCGGCGTCATCCAGGATCGTGGGAAGGAGCGCCACGAAATCCGCATCCCCCGGATCGACCGTGAGCGCGTTAGCAACTGCCGTTAGAAGCGTGCTGTAGGTGTAGCTCATGTAAATATATATCCCCTACAAGCAAACACGGGTGGATAGGGATAAAAGATCGGACCGGCTGTGGAGGCCTGCAACGCGCGCGATAGGGCCGGAGGGTAACGTACCGGCTCGCTCAGTGCCATGAACCAGTCCGGAAGGTATCCTATCTCCTGTAGGATATCGAGGATAGGAGCTTGCGGTCCAGACGCTCTGACCGCTGAAATCAGGTCGCGCGCTTTCCGGAATTGATTGGGCTCGCTTAACGCAACGAACCAACCCGCAAAAATTTTATCGGCTTCCGGGAGTTGGCTGAGCGTTAGAACCGGCGCCATCGGTCCTGACGCACGGGCGAGGAGTGCCGCGCTAAGCCGGGGAGATATCCTGAATTGATTCGGCTCGCTGAGAGGCGGTATCCAGCCGGCGCCCATGACGTTCGCGCCGGCAACGATATTCGCGGGGAGTCCCAGAACTTGAGGTCCGCTCGCCACTAGGGCGGCCGCGCTAAGCCGTCTCGATATCTTGAATTGCGCCGGTTCGCTGAAGGGAACCCACCACCCCGGCGCAATGACATTAGGACCGGCGCAGATACTCGGCGGCAGAACCGGAGCTTGCGGCCCTGACGCTAATATGGCGGCACTGAGACGGGGCGATAGCTTGAATTGCGCCGGTTCACTGAAAGCTTCGAACCACGTATCTGGGAGGATCGTGGCAGTGTATGACCATACGAGGATACCTTGCCCCCCTGCCCCCCCTGTCACAGTGTTGCCCGCGCCGCCGCCGCCGCCATACGTTCCGCCATTACCGGGCGTCCCGCTATTTCCATAGCAGCCGCCACCGCCGCCGCCTGCTCCATAGGTCGAACCTAGGCTTGTATCGGAGCCACCGTTGCCGCCATTGCCGCCGGCGGTCAGATCGCCGCCGCCGCCGCCACCTCCTAGTGTTCCGTTCGGACCGTTTCCGCTTGAACTTCCGGCCCCGCTACCGGTCCCTGCAGTGCCCTGGCCACCGTTGGCGCCTGACGATCCGGTAGCATTGGCGCCAGCTGTAGACGATCCACCGTTCGAACCGCCACCACCTCCGCCGCCATCGGACCCGCCGCCTGTCCCGCCGTTTTTACCGGCGCCATTGGGGCCAGCCGAGCCACCTCCACCTGGGGAGCCTGTCCCTGCACCCCCGTTGCCGCCCGAATAAACCGTAGTCCCAACACAGCCTGCGGATTGTCCGCCTGTGGAGGAAGACCCGCCATTGGCGAGAATACCCAGGGAGGAGAGAGCGGGGGCTGCATTTACGCCAAGCTGTGCCCAGGTCTGCTGGGAAGATGACGGGAGCGCCACGAAATAATATACGGTTTGCCCCGGAACCACGGAAATGGTGCTAGCAGCAAAAGCTCCACCCCCTCCCGCATAGGATACTCCGCTTGCTGCCGCCCCGCCACCGATGCCTTGAAGCGTAATAGAATACACTTCATCCGGAACGACGAAGCTACCCCCCCCGGTTGCTGTGATGTAATTGGTGACGGTCACGGATGCTAAAGTTCCTTGACGTTCTGGTAAAACCGATGCCTCGCGAGCGCTCTCCAGATCTTCGCTTCAAGCGGGTCGCAATCTCCGTTGCCGGCGCATGAGGGACAGAGCGTCTTGCCACAATGAGAGCACCAGTAGCCTGTCCCGCTCTGGTGCTTCCACATCGGAATGTGCCGGTTGCAGTGACCGCACATACAGGTGTCGATCTCGCGCACATTCCCCGTCGCGAGGTTCGTTTCTATTAGAACCCCATTGGGGCGCCGCATGGCCTATTCGACCCAAAAGGCCGTTACGCCAACCGTTCCGGTATAGGCTGGAGACAGCGCACGGATGGCAAGGCCATAGAGGTTTGTGACGATCCCCTGCAGCTCACTGCCGGGCACGGCTACCCACCTGTAAGAGGCGCGCTGATTGACCGGAATGTAGAGCAGCGAAGAGTTCGCCGTGATGGTAGGCTCGCCTGTCTGACAGACGGTCGCTACGGTGCCGGCCGCGCGCAAAAGCGGATTGGCCGGGAGGGGCGTTGCCGAGGTACCTGTACCGATTGTCGTGGACCGCGACACGTCATATTGCATGGCGTTGTCGGCAGGCGTCCCGTTGACGCCGAATTCGATGTCATTGATCGCGAACAGCGTCAAAGTGGCTGTTGCGGCACTGAGGTTAATCTGGGTCTTATAGGTTGTGGTGATGGCTTGCGGAGTTCCGCCCCCTACAAGCGAGTTCACCGAGTAGACAGCCATGGATACGCTCCTTATGGAGTTGAGGTTTTTGTGACGCTCATTGAAAGAGTGAGCTGAGATATTATTCCAGCGGTGCTATTTACGTTGAAAGCGAATACATCTCCTGCATTAAAGGCTCTATTCCAGCCAGAAAGAAGCGCATTATTGTAGATTGCGCTGCCAATCAAAGCTGGAATATTTCCACCGCAAATACTATCGGAAGATACAGGGTGCGTGATACCGGCGTCAAATGCTGAATTAGCGCACTTCCATATATCTACAGAGATATTACCGGATATACTTGCCAGCATTGTAACGGAATTTATAATTCCGGTGTATGGGGATACCAGATAACCGGCCAGCCCGGTTAATATATGGTAGCCATTAACCCCCATTATAAATTCTATAGCCGTGAGTGTTTGTGTCGGACTTAATCCAGCGATTAAATTTGGAACAACACGCTTTGTGGTGAATGTTCCGTCACCATTAGAATGGTCAATCGCAAGATAGTCATTCGCCCCACTAACAACGTTAGTAAGAGGAAGCTGATTTATTTCTATGTTCGTCATTGCGGATTTTCTCCACCTATAACGAAATTGTCTCCAGTATCGTCTTCGATATAGAAATCGTTGTCCGTGGATAGATAGTCCGTTTCAACGGAGGTATCGGATGGACGCGCGTTCTTGATCGGTACCGGGTCCGGAGGGATGACGATGGTGCGTTCTTGCGGGTTCGGAATGTCCAAGCAATTTTCGCACACAAGCAGATTCGTGTTAATGAGGCGCGGCCCGGCGAAGCGGAATTGCCAGCGCAGCTTATAGTGGTTCGTCAAGCAATAACACCGGTCACAGCGAGCCCATGCGCGAGGGTTATCCGCGTCAACTTCGGCCCGGTCATGTGGACGCCAGGCCATTACTGATAATACCCCTGAAACGTTGGCGCGATGGTGATGTTGACGTTCTCTTGGTCGCGCTTGATCGCTCTAGCCATGCGCTGCTCGTATCGCGTGTTGAGCTTGTCTTCCTTTTCGGGCCGATAGTATTCGGCGAGCCGAGCCGCAAGGCCTGTCGCGAAGGCGTCCAGAAAGCGATAGGGGCAATCCACCGATTGCCCGTTCGTCAGGTCCACATCCTGCGTTTGCCGCCACGTCATGAGATTGAGAGTTGCCCCTGCGGCTATCGTCGCAGTGTCAGGCACAGGCCAAAGCGTGATCGTCGGTGGAATGCCGAGGTAGAACCAGAAGGCCGTGGGTGGGGCTGCAATGGTCTTCTGGGGGATCACGGTATAATCGGCCGCGGCCATAGGTCCCATGGCACGGTCATACAGCCCCGGTGTGGCGATGACCGCCGTTGTCACGCCGATTGTACGCTGCTGAAGGGTATAGGTGGCAGAGCTGGTGAGCGGAATGGACTGTAACTCCATCAACCAGCGCTCGGGGTTGCGGTTCGAGATGTCGACCATCAACGCATTCGACTCGAAGGCCGCATCTTCCAGGTGCTGAGTTGTCAACTCGGCCCTGCGAATCTGCAGCCTTCCGAACGCGGCCAGAACGATGGAGCCGGCGTCCGGGTTCCAGTTCCATGTTCCGGTTGTGGTCATCGGGATACCTTAGCTGTTGGACGGAATCTCGTACCAATGCCAGGAAGCAACCATCGTTTCGACGGGTGCCAGGGGATTGCCGACGAGGTGGATGAGCGTTCCAGGATCGATGACGAGCCGGTCATAGAAGTCGTGCTCCATCCATACCCAGCCAGGCGCCAGGGCCGTCGTTGCTTGCGAGAAGCCGAGTTCGTAGAAGCTCGTTCCGGCGGTTGTCAGCGTTGTGGTGGCGACACCCACGCGGCCTGCGTTGCCGACACCCGCGCCGCCGCCGCGCGATGTGCGTCCGTTGTAGACGTTCGCGTCCGTCCACGCGGCAATCGGCAACCCAGTCGCGAAGGCTGCACCTGTATTGAGCACCTGGCTAAGCGCCAGCGTGGTGATTGCGGCGGTTGCCGTCGCAGCCGTGCCGAGCTGGAGCGACAGAGGAACAAGGCTCTTGCCAGAACCAAGGGGATTCCAGAGCGCGCAAGTGGGGCTGGTGGTCGAGTAGATCGGCACTGTGATGCCCGTGCCGGCCGCCCCAACGATGCTGCTGAACATCTGGCCAGCGAGCGTCATCTGCAGATTTGGAGTGAACTGAACCATGCCGGTTGTCCTTAGAGTGAGGCCGGGGACTGGATCACAACGAACTTGACTTCGGCCGTAATGGCGTCGAGGCGCAGCCGGATACCAGTGACCGGGAGATTGCTGAGGTTGAAGATGGCGGAGGCGCTTTGCCCCGGCGCTGTGGCCGGGTGCGGAAACCACGAAAAGGTCGTGGGATCTCCTGTGGTATCGTCCATCGTGAATTCGATAAAATACGACGCAGACCCGCTCACGATGTTGACCAAAGCCGACACAGTGAACGGGTTCTGCAGTTCGTTCAGGTTCACGAGATCGAGGCCGCCCGGCACGATGGGCGCCTCGTAATCGTAATAGTGAGCGGCGCTCGACATTATTTGTGCCTCATGCCCTTGAGCGTTTCAGCGAGATTGGCTTCCTTGCGGATGCGCGGGTTTTCCGAGTGCTCGGCCTTCGCCATCTTCTTGGCGGGGATTTTTTCGCCCTCGGGAACATGAAGCGCCCGGTGCAGTGCCCCAGGACGCTTTATCGCGCCCTGAATCCACTTGCCGCCGTCCTTCCGTCCCTTGGGCTCACTCTCGCCCCCCGTGAGCACCCTCATGGTGCTCGTGATGGTGGACATGGTGATGCACCTCACTGTGGCCGTGCTCGTGCTCATGGCCGTGCTTCTCGCCATGATGCGCCGCGCCGCCTTCCGCCCGGTGCTTCGCTTCGCCGCCCTTGGCGTGGTGCTCGACCTTGCCGCCGTGCTTGCGAGCCTCGGCTTTCCCGCCGCGCGCGCAATGAGCTTTGCCGCCGGCCTTGCGGTCAAGGCGCGGCTTTACGTCCTCACCCTCCACCGTGCCGACGGTGTGCCCCTTGGCCTCCTTCATGGTGTCGGAGACCATTTTACCGCCTTCGGCGCGGTGATGGCCCTTGTGGTGAGGTGCCTTGACGGCGCCCCCGTGTTTGCGCGCGGCGAACTCGTGCGGCCTCGCATCGGAGCTGCCACCGCCCGCCGTCGAGAATGGGCTTTTGGCCATGTTTCAATCTCCTTAGAACGCGGTATCAACCATTTTGCCGGTGCCATTGGCATAGTAGTAGAGACGGCTGCTTGCGGAGCTTTCGCTCGCGGCCATGCCAACGAATTTGCAGTCTTTGAGAAGAATGCAGCCATCGGGCGAGCCGCCTCCCGTAATGCTGAATCCCTGCGTCAGCGGGGTTGCACCGGCAACGCCACCGGCCGGAACGTTGATGAAGATGCAATCTTCGAACATGTTCCAGCGGTCGATACCATTCGTTGGAACGGTAAGGAACGTCATCGTGTTGGCGCCGGCCGAGGTAACGATCCGGCAGCGGCGGAAGAGATTGCGCACGGCGCCACCGCTCATATACATCTCGTAAGTTGCGGAAGAGCGCGTGATCGTATCGAGGCCGATTTGGCAGTCCTCGAAGTAATTTTCCTGGCCGGTCACTTTTAGGGAATACTGTCCAGCAGCATCCATCGAAGCCGTGCCTACGCCTGATATCTGGCAATTCTTGAAGACGTTGCGCTCGCCAGATATCAACATACAGCCAAGCGCCTGCGTTGGATTGCTTCCCGGCGCCGCAGCGAAGAACTCGATGTTCTCGAAATGGCAATCGTTGGCGGTGAGGGAGAAGAGCGGAGCGAGGTTCGCGCCGTTCGCTGTTGAAAGAGTGGAAATGCGCGAGCGCTGCGAATTGCGCGGCCCCGCGTTGATGCCGACAAGGTGCGTGAAGTCTTTATTCCACGTCAGTGTCGAGCCGTAATAGTCGGACGTTTGCGAGGCGGTATCCGACGATCCAATCAGGTAGATGCAGTCGTTGTTCCCGGCTGCCGCCAGACTGAGCGCGTTGGACACCGTGGCGCATGGCGTATTTGCGCTAGTGGCCGTGTTCCCGTCGCTGCCAATAGTTCCAGAGCCAGGCTGCGCAAACCAGGCGTTCCCGTTCGTCCAGACGCCGTTGACCATTGGCACCCCGAAGGATGCCACGCCATTGAGGAAATTCGTGTAGGTCATGAACTCCCCCCTTAGCTCGTCGCCAGCTGGCCGCCAACGGCCCGCGGATTGGTGACGAAGAAGCCGGCGCGCTCATAGTTCTTGACCACGAGCGTGTCGGTCAGTTCGTCCACCCACATAGAGGTCTCGTAAGGCTCGCGCTGCAGGTGTACGAGGCCTTCGATGTCTGTGGTCCAGAACCATGCGTATTTGCTGGTCAGATAGCGCATGACCTTGATGGTGTCGGCTGCGGCCTCGACCTTGTTGATGACGTTGGGATCGTTAGTGAGCGTGCCGGGGCGCAATACTGCGTCTTTCAGGCGCCGGGCCGCTGCGGAGAGATGCGCGGGAATGATGATCTTTTCCGCCGTCGCGTCGATGCGCAAGCCAGCCTCGTCATAAAGGCCGGTGTAGACCTGCTCATAAGCCGCAAGCAGGCTCGTCTCGTTGAGCTGCTGAGGTGTCGAGGAGGTGTTCGCGTAGACGCCCGTATCGATCGGATGATTGACCGACAAGAGCGCCTGTCCATCGCCGCCAGTGTTCGGGTCGTAGGTTCCGGCCGTGTTGAAGATGTTGGCCGCATACGTGTTCCAGAACGCGCGCATCGAGGCATTAAGCCCCAAGTTCGTCGGCTGGAATTCCGTGCGGTAGAGGCCGTCTGCGATGGCCTTCCGAGTCATGGAGTACATGATGGAGGCCTCGATGGTCTCCATGTTCACGACCCAGCGATCACCGGAATTGTTATCGGCGAACGAGGCCATGCCTTCCTTCTTGACCTGCGCGATACCAAGGCGCCGCGTCATCAGCGCGCGCTCGATTTGCATCTTGCTCTGCTTGGTCTTGAAGACATCCTTCCACTCTGGCGGAACATCCTTGTATTGACCTTCCACCTTCATGAGGCCGGGCTGAAGCTGATTTTTGATGTTCGCAAGATTAACCATTATTCAAACCCTCCCTTATGCGCCGAGTGCATTGAACGGATTGGACGATACAACCATGATATTGTATGGGTTGCTGTTATCCGTCCCATTCCACCCGGCCGGGGCATAGTTCGAATAGAAGTCAACGATGCGGAACGGCAACGTGGCGGTTGTCGCCTCATTGGTTCCCTGCGTAATCGTCATGGACGATTTGCCCGTGCCCCCAATCACGGTTCCTGTTCCGCCTAGATACGGCTCGATGTTGTCGCCGATATCCGAATTCGAGAACTGTGTTAAGGTGGCCTGGACGATGAACAGCTGCGGCGGGACTCCCAAGATAGGAAGCAACTGCACGTCCACATCATAGGCTGTGTCGCCTGACGGCAGGTAGGTGTTTGGGATGCGCCGTCCCTGCGAAGTCGAGAGATATTCAAACCCCTCAACGATGCCGACGACATTCGAGCCCGCAACGCCGGTCGTGTAGCGTCCGCAGTAACCGTTGCCAAGATCGACCAGCACGTCCCCTCTATAGAGAGGCGTCCCATAGTTATAGGCGACCTTCTTCCAAACCGTGCTGTAGTTCGCTACAGCGCCGCCGCCGGGAAAACCAAGATGGGCAAACCCGAACGGCGAATTTGCATTCGTCATTCTTCGATATCCTAAAACGTTTCAGGGGTTCGCCAAATTGGACGCGCGCCAATCGTAGGCAGTCCCGCTACATGCCAGCGCGGCAGAGCGGCGGTTATTCTTCGTCCGGGATGCCGTCTTCGGCGTCCACTAAGTCCTTTGCAACTGCGCTCGCCTTTACGAGTTTGCGGACGCGCTTTACTTCCTTGCCCCGATTGTCGAAGCCATCCGGCACAACAAGGTCAGAGCTTTTGTCCATTAGGCCTTCATATTGGAGACGGGTCTTTTGATTCGTCTCCTCAATGTACATCGCCGTCAGCTCGGCCGGCCGTTCCATGAGGACCTGGCCGCCGCGGCGGATGCAATCTGCGCTTTCGCCAGGAAGCAAGAAGAACTGGCCAACGCGGGAATCGGAGGTCACATAGCGCCAATTGTTGGCGTACATCTGTGCCAGGTCTGTGCTCGGCTCCCCAAGCACCGTCTCGACGCACCACTGATAGGTCCAACCATCCTCCATCAGCTCTTCCGGGATGTCGAACATGCTTCCATCGGAAGAGCGGAATTTGAGAATTTCCCCGTTGCGGGCACGGAAACAACCGGGCTTCGGAGTCGCATTGCCCTTCGCCGCCCGCATCGCTTTCGCTTTCGCTGCTCCCGCCGCTGTGCCAGCCATTTTAATGTCTTTCCATATCAGGAGTAGCGATGGTGCGTTTTGCCTTCGCGGATGAGCTTATCATTGGCGAGATATTCGGACACTGTCATTCCGAGGTCTTTTGCCAATTGCTTGAGAGCCGGGCTTGCGCGCTCGACATCTCCGCCCGATCCGCCATTTGACCGCGAGACCGGGGCGCCCGGCAGCGGTGCTTTCCGTCCTTGAGGCGCAGGCGGCTCGGTGACGGGTTTCGCTTTTGCAGGGGCAGTCCTCTGCGGAGGTTCTTCCGTCACGGCATTATACCCCATTTCGCGATCAAGATACGCGTAATACTCATCGCTATTGGGGGCGAGACCCTTTAGCCGCGCGGTACGCTCGACCGCTACAGCCAGATCGCGGCGTTTCTCGTTCCCGAAGATATCATCGCGGTGCGCGCGCAGCCACGCTTGATCTTTCGGGTGTGGAAAGTTCTCCGTAATCATCCGCTCAATCTCATCACCGGCCGGCGCGGCCTGCTTCTGCTGCTGAACGGCGGGAGGGTTCTGAATGCGCCGCACCACCTCTTCATGCCCGGCGACAAGCTGGCGCTGCTTGTCCTTGGCGTCGGAAAGCGCTTCCGTCGCGGCAAGTTCGGCATCTACGTCGCCAAGCTGACGCGCTTCACGATATGCGCGCTTGGCTTCCTCAAGCTCAGTGTTTGTCGCCGCAATCGCGTGCTCGATAATGAGCTTGTGGTTCTGCAGCTCGTTAATCTGTGCGGCGTTTTGGTTCTGTTCGAGCGCTGCGGCGCGGTTGCGCTCGGCGTCACGCTCGGCTGCGACTTGGTTACGCTCGGTTTCCAGCTCCTTGAATTGTCTTTCCAGAACCGCGTAGGCGTCTTCTTCCGGTTCGGGTAATTCAATGGGGGCGTGAATGTCTTCGGGGAGATCGCCAGCCAGCAAATCGGCTTCATCGCCCTCTGTGGCGATAGTCCCGTCACCCTCAACCAGGTCATTGACGGGGACTTCTTCTTCGCCGGATTTGTGCTTTTCGGCCATGGCGGCTACCGGATCGTGTCACAGGACGGACAACGTCCACGAATCTTATTATCATCAATAAACCGGCACGAATAGCCCCCTATGGCACATTCGCTGGTATCGGCCGTGCGATAGAAAACCCAGGTCCCCACTTTGGGGCGCCTATGGTGGTCTGGCCAAAGATCATCGTCTTTGAAGGCGATTTCCCCCATGGCTACAATGAGGCCAATCTTTCCCTGAAAACGCTGCTCTTTCTTATATTTCTCAGGGATAATAATGCCACCCTTGCTAACATTCCGGTTAGGAGCGGTAACAACCAGAACTTCGTTACGGTAAATGTCTAGTCCTTCTATAAGAGGCAGGATCGCATCCAGAACGACTTGCTTGGGGTCTTGATCCTCATTGTATTCAATCACTGCCGCTGGGTCAAAAACCGGCATATTCAGCCTTTCATCCTACTCGTCGTCTATCTTTTTGCGAACTTCCGCCATGATTGCCATCACATCGCCCAAACACCGGATGTAACCGGTCCAATTGCGATATTGGTCAACATCTACGCCAGCGCCGACGAATTCAAGCTTTTCCTGACGGATTTTCGCAAGACGATCCCGCAGCATGGCCTCGTAGCGGTTCGTCTCACGGTTCATTTTGACGCCTTTACCGCATCATCCAGGAGATGATAAAGCGAGCCAACCAAGGCAGAGGGGATCATTCCTGCCATTTCACGGCCCACCGAACCATCGAAATAGCAGAATGCAACGGCGAGTCCGACGATTTCGCCAGCTTCCGCTTTTTCCAATTTATCGTCTAAAAGCGCTACGACATCATTGGAGGCTATGCGCGGATCGCTGGTCTCTCCGAAGAGATTGACGATCTTGGCGTCAGCTTTCATTCGCCATGTCTCCGTTGCATGGCCGCCTTCTCAATGCGCCCAACGCCGTTCTCGCCGCCGGTCTGCTTGACGGCGCCGCCGCGCGCCCGCTTCTTGATCTTGCCGCCATTCTTCGACGGCAGCGGAGCAATGGGCCCTTGAGCGAGCGGGACCTGCTTGACGAGCGTTGGGCCGCGCATGCCAGGCGATGCGGGACCGGCAGGGGCTGGAGCTGGTGCCGCTGCGATAGGTGGCGCGCTGCGAACTGGGACCGGCACAGGAACGGCCTTACTCTGCCCAGGAGGTGCGATCACGTTGACGGCAACGGAGGGCTTGCCCTTGTGGTGCCCCTTCGCCGAACCTCCGTCCGCGCGCCCTGTGCGTGCCTCAGGCTTCACCATGCGGTCAATGAGCTTACGGTCTGCCGCTTCATCGGAATGGCGTGCGGCTCCTCCTGTGACGCGATGGAGATGTGCAGCCTTGGAGACCTCAACTGCCCTGCGGATTTCCTTCATGGTTCTGACCTTCCTCGCCAATCAGCGGCGCTATCGAAGCAGGATGTACAGCAAGTGAGTGCGTAATATCGAGGATTTTGTTTTGCCTGTCCGCTTCGAGTTTTGCGGCGGCTATGCGCTCGCGCGACTGGATATCGGCCGCCTGCATCGCGCGATTTGCCTCATCGGTTTGGGCCTTTATCGTGGCAATCTGCATCTGCTGGTCGCCCTTCATCTTCGTGGTGACGATTGCAGCCATGGTGCGGCCAGCGTTCGGGTCGGGCGCGGCAGCGGGTTGCGTGCCAGGTGCGGGCGGTTTCGCGAAGAACTGTTCGGGATTATCCCAGCCCAAGGCGCGCAATAGTTCGGTCTCGACGGCCACAGGATCATAGCGGTCAGGATGCAGGTCGGCGCGCTGGCCGAGGGCGGCCGCTTTCATGATCCGGTGCATATGCGTCGGGGTGTTCGGGTCTGAAACCGGCACGAAATCGTAGTCGTTAAGCGCCTGCAATATCAGCTCTGCGTTATCGGGCCGCTTCCCATCTTCGCGGTGGCGCCAGAGAGCCTCAGGGTCTTCGCGCAATAGGTCGCGCAGCATTTGCAATTCTGTCGCGACAGCCGGATGAATGCCCTTGTGGACGCCGCTCATGATCTTCTGAGCTTGCTCGATCATGGCCAGCGTCGTTCCAACGGGGGCCTGCTGATTGCCCTCACCGACTTGCGTTTCAGCCGTGCCGCCGAGGCGCTGCCCCGTCTGCGCTATGTTGTCCACGAAGGTCATAAAAGCCGGGTCTGTCTGCTTATAAGGCAACTGCGAGACCGCATCGGACAGCCTGCCCGTCGGGCAATCAATCGGAATACCCTGGCCCGGCCCGGCCGTAAAATTCGGCGTCTCGTTATTCGTTGCCCCCTTCGCGTAGAGAAAGGCCGCGAAGTTATTGAACATCCCGTTGTCGAGAATGATACGCCACGCCGCCGTCATTGCGTTCGTGGTGCTTCCCAGGAAATGCAGGAGACCGTAGGGCCAAAAGCCGAAGATCGGCACGAAGGGATAGAGCACGAAGGTGCGGCGCTTCCGCAAGCTCTCATCGCCCTTGCGCCAATTGCGCCGGATTTCGAGGATTTGTCGCGAGGTCTTGTCGATGACGATCTTATAGGGAAGCGGCAACCCGGTTTGCTTTCCCTTTAGCGTGTGCTCGAAGCCCGGCAGATCGTAGTCGCAGTGGCATTCCAGAATCGTGCGGTCTGTGTCTTCCGGCCGGTTGCTGTTTCGACTAACGCCCTGCGTCGAGGCTATCTTGCGGTCGAGTTCGGTGATCTCTTCGTCCGGCGCCGAAAGGTCGATATCGCGATAAGCATCCGCAAGCTGCATGCGCTTCACGGTCGCAGGCGACATCTTGATGACGTGCGTCACGCGCGGGGCATTGTCGATATCGGCCGCACTGTTCGCGACGATGAAGTCCTTCGCGTCAACCGCCTCGATGGCGGGACGGCGCCGGATGGGGCAATGGTAGCCTTTCTTGATGGCGGCGCCAGAGTAGCCAACCTGGGCAAATGCCTTGCGCGTGTCGGGATAATATTCGGTGCACGCGTTCGTGACGTAGAGGTTCACCGCATCCTCTAGCGCCACAGCGCCCATTTCCGTCGAGGGGGTGCAGGTGCCCTTATTGGCTATCTTCACGGGACCGTCGGCGGGCAGAAATTCTCCGCACGCGTTGGCCTGAAAGCGCAGTGTCGCCTCAAGCAGCAGCGGGTGCCGGACAATACTCATCCCCTCAACCACGCCATTGGTGGCGGCCGAGCTGCGCGGAGCTTCGATCTTGAGCGCTAGCAGGTCAATCGCCTTGGCGCGCGTAGCTAGCCATTCCTTGCGGCTGTTATCGTCTTCTTCGATGGCCTCAAGCAGGTCGAGCGCAATCCCTGAAAGCGCGTCTTCGCTCAGCTCTTCGGCAAGGTTGGCATCGTGGTCGTCAACGGCGCGCTCGCGGGCTGCGACAGGGTTGCGATGGTGGATAAGGACGCTGCCGTCATCTTGGTCCTCTTCCCATGTGCCGGTCTGAGGGACGAAGCGCAGGCCTGGCGTGTCGGGCTGCGAGAAAGGGAGAACTTGGGCGGATTTGCGGGGCATTATTCGTTACCGGCTTGCATAGGGTTCAACATTCGTAGAGCACCCTCTCTTCGCCATATTTCGAGGCCTCACGGACGCGCTCGCGGATTTTTTCGGTGCGGCGCTTCAGGAAGCCGTGATTGCGCAACCACCATATCGCTTGTGTGGCGCTGTCTACAAGATCGTCGTAGGCATCCTGCCCCGTGCCGCGGAACACGGCCATCTCGTCAATCACCATGGCGGCATAGCGCCTTTGCGTGCGTGCCCAGATTTGGCCGTTCGAGAATTCCGGCTGCACCCGGACGGCGCGCGCGAGCTTGTCGAGGCCCTTGGGGTCCACGAACTCATAGGTGCAGCGGCCCGTGTGCAGCCGGTACATTTCCGTGCTCACGTCGTGGCCGCTCGCCTTGTTCTCGATGAGGAGCTTCGCGCACCTGAAACGGCGGCAGTCCTCCGCCACGGTCTCCACCAGCCCCCAGGAAGCCCGGCAGCGCTCGCGGTAATCGTCATCCGTCTCGTCGGCCGCGCGATCAATGTCCGGGCCATGCAGCGGAAGCCATTTGCGCCAGGCGTGCAGGAGAATTGCGCAATCCTCACCTTCGTGGCTCCAGCATCCCCAGATCGTGAGCGCGGATGGATCGTTCGCCTGCTTCGCGGTGAAGGCCGGGTCGAGCGAGGCCAGGATGTAGGAGAACCGCGGCCACTTCGGATCGTCCCATTCCTGCCAATCGTCGCGCCTGAAGATGCCGCCGCCCCGGATTTCGGGCCGTTGCATGTATTGAGAAGCCCATGCGTAAGCGCCCTTGACGCGGGCCAGCTCCGCCATCTCTTCGACAGGGAATCGTTCTGGCCAATAGGGTTCGCCTTCTTCGGTGCGCGGGTCTGTCCAGAACTGCTTGCCATTCACATAGGTGGTGCAGTGCCGGTGCGCCTCGTATTCGGCCGGGATGCAAAGGTGCACGTAGGGCAGTCCGTTGTCGAGGATGCAGGCGGACACATCACCTTCCGAAACGCGCTGCATAATGACGACGATGGCACTTCTCTTGAGATCGTTGAGCCGATCGGACAGACTTTCACGGAAAAAGCGCACCGTCGATTGCGTAACAACCTTGCTTTCGCCATCCCGGACGTTGTGTGGATCGTCGTACAGGATCCGGTCTGCGCGCTCGCCCGTGCCGACGCCGCCCGATGACGAGGCGAGCTTCCAGCCGCGCTTGTCGTTCGCCGGTTTCTTGATGCCATCTGCCGTCAGGTGGATGTCTTTGCCGTACATCTCCTTGAATTCAGGAGACTTCATCAGGTGCGCGAGCTTTTCGTTGTCGCGTTCGGTCAGATCGCTGGAATAGCTGAACGCGAGATAGCGAAGGCTACCGCAGCCGAGCGCAGCCCACTCCCAGGCCGGCCAGAAAACGTTGCAGAGCAAGCTCTTCATCGATCCAGGTGGCACGTTGATGAGCAGGCGCTTGATATCGCCGCGCGAGACGGCCTCAAGGTGCTTGCACATCGCATAAAGGGCCCAGCCCTCGACAAAGGGGGTGTTGGGCTCCAGGACGTGCCAAAAATAACGGATGAAGTGAACTAGGCCGCCGGGTTTACCGTGGCACGTTCTCCCACGCCTTATGTCCCGCGCGTGCAGCGCAGCTGCCAGCTCAATGCAATCGGCTGGAGATAAATTCTTCAAGTTCGTCATCGGACATAGCTTCGAACCGATTTAGCATATCGACCTTGCTACGCTCCACGAACAATCCGATTGTGTCAACCTTGCCAAGCAGTTCGAGGGCGCGAAGGGCAGAACCCATGTCGAACTTGCTTACCTCAACGTCTTCGATCTTATCTGCGGCCTTCCGGTAAATCTTGAGCTTTGTGAGCTTGCGCCCCATGGCAATCTCTACAACTTCAAGTAAGTCGCGAATAACCATCTCGCGTGTAAGAGACACCCTCGCGACGGCCTTGGTTTCAGCCTTACTTTGCAGCTCCGCAATTTTTGCTGCGATTTTGGGGGTGTGTATCTTGTTGTAAGCGGCGCGAGATGCGTGCGTCGGCTTCGATCTGTTCGTTGAATATGTGCGGCGATATGCTTCTGTAGCGTTCCCAAGCTCAATATAAGCCAAGCAGAAGTCGCATTCCTTTTGGGTGAGGCGGCTCTTATCTTTTCGAGGGGGCATGTGGAATTCTCACCAACCGAAGAACGTAGTCTGCGACCCCGGCGCAGAAGATGCCAGCGCCAACCAATACACTGTTCCAATCTTTCCAGGGGATCAATAACAAAGACAGGCCGGCCGCGAGGCCGAGCATCGTTAGCACGAACAGCGCTGTGCGCCGAATGATTTCCTTCGCGTCCATCTCATCCCCCTTTATGCTGCTTGCTTAGAACTGGATCGGGGAGCATCGTCATGCCCTCCCATTCGGCCGGATAAGCGAAACGCCCGGCTGCATCGGTTTGACGAATTTGTTGACGGCGGCGGAGAATTGCTCCTTCGCCTTCGCGCGCACGGCCAGCGTGGCCGATAGATTGTCGCTCATCGAGACGGTGCTGATGACGCAACCAAAGGCCTGCACCAGGGCAGACCATGAGGCAGGGACCGGCACGCCTTGATGCGCGACGACAAACCCCAGGCAGCACATCGTAAGGTATGCGTGCGCCTCATCGATGAGCGGATTGGGCTTCTCGTCGTTGGCGGGGGCAGGCGGTTCTTGCTGCGCGGTGTCCGTGTTGAGGGGTGGCTGCGGGCCAATGTAAAGCGGAGGCTTGTCGTTCATGCGATTCCCTCAATAGCAAATCGTTGTGCACGTATATGGCGGATATGGCGAGCATGTCGTGGTGCAAACGCGGGGCTGCATAGCAACCGCAGCGCCCAGCATTATCCGGCGCTGCTCGCAGGAAAATAACGGCTTCACGCCAAACACCAGACTTAAGAGGCCCCGGCATTCCGTAGCTTGCGCGGGGATGGACATTCCGGCCAAGGCTAGAATGATTGCGATGCGTTTCATAGATCAGTCCTTTCTTCGTGAAGTGGTACGATCCCGCATATCGGGAATTGCGAGAACCTTCTTCGGCCGTCCAGGCCCGCGCCTTTTCGGCAGCGCCCCGGGATCCGCACCGTTCGCATTGAACAGGTTAGGCTTCTCAGGCTCAGGCTCCCACTCTTCGGTCACGTCCGCCTTGTGAATGGCCTTCACGGCAATGACCTTCAAGCCCAGCTCGCCCATGTTTTCCGCGACCTTGGCGCCGGCCTCTTTGATGCTATCGGCTGCGATCTCCATCCCGTGCGGCAAAAAAACAGCGTTGCCGTGGTTGAGGGTGATGGTGATAATTTGATATTTCATTGCTTCCTCCAAATCGCATCCGGCCCCATTACCTCAACCATCGCCCCGTGTGCTGCGGCTTCGGCCCCCGTGATGCGAGTCGGCAGACGCACGGGCCGCGCACCCACAAGCTCTTCCACCTTCTCCAGCTGCTCTAACTCAAGCGAGGGCTGCCGCCGGTCGGCCAGGTGCTCATAGACGCGGGCCAAGGCCATCACGTCGGCTTTCGCGCTGTGGAGCGCCGGCCGGGGGATTTTTAGATCGGCACAGATCGCGTCCAGCGAGTTCTTCTTGCCGGGGCGCTTGCGGCGCGCGAGCGCCAGCGTGCAGACCCAGCGCGAGGGATGAATAGGGATATAATCCGCGCGCTCGAACTCGGCAGCCATGAAGCCTGCGTCAAACGGCGCGGAGTGCGCAATCAACGGCGCATCGCCGAGGAAATCGATGATCCGGTCGATAACGTCTCCGAATAGCGGCTTCCCGGCTAGCATCTCCCGCGTGATCCCGTGCACCTTAGTTGCGTCTGGATCGATATCGCGCTGCGGATCGAACCGCATCGAGCGCACTTCCCCCGGCACGTAATTAACGACCTCCAGACAACACAGTTCGATGATGCGGTGGCCCCTATTCCAGCTCAGGCCGGTTGTTTCGGTGTCTAGGATGATTTCCCTCATGCCCGCAGCCCTTGCTCGTAAAGCTTCATATCGTGCCACCCAAGCAAAGACCCCCAGCGGTGTCCTGCAGGAGGCCTCACAGAGAGCTTCTTATAGGCGGGGCGCCCGCTGTACGGGTAAGGCGGCAGCCCGTGGATAGGATCGGCGCCGTTGATGTAAGAGAAGGCCTCAATCGGCACCAATTCGGTCGAGCGGGGCTCGCCAAACAGCACCGGATCAATCTCGACGTTGAAGCGCATGGAGACGAGGCGTTCGTGGATGAGGTTCCCGCGCGCGGCGCCGAGCGAGTGACCGGTGATGCGCAGATCGGCGCCGAAGCTCGTTACCGTGGCGAGTGTGTAGATGCTGACGAGATCGGAAATCAGACTCGGCAGGCCACGATCGAAGCCGCTGCTGATGCGCCCCATGGCGAGGAAATCGCAGGCCTCAGGGATTTGATCCAGGTCGCAGAATACGTCTTCGAGGTGCTCGACATCGGTCCCCGGCAGCACAAGCAGTACGCTCTGGTCCGGCAGTAATTTCGCGAACCACTTGACGCCATCGCTTTCGCCCGCGTGGCTCCATTCCGGAGTGCCGTATTCCGGGTATCCGTATGCCTGACAGTTAAAAACTGCCAAGTCATGATCGGTGATGATCGTCATTGAAACGTACTCCGGATCGCTAAGATGAGAAGGGCCGTCAGGCAGGACAAAAAGAAAACCCTATAGGCGACAGGGATAAAGCAATCGTCGCAATATCCAAAATTCATTTCTTCGATAGGGGTAATCTCTCCGCACTGCTTGCAATGACCGCAGTTCTTTCCCCAATGATTTCTTATGTCGTCTCTCATGCTGTTTACCTAAAAAAAGAGGCCCGAATGGGGGCCAGATGGTAGGTTTAGATCGGATTTGTCTGGGTAGAGTTGTTCGGGCTGTCCCAAATCACCTAACGTGGCAACCATCCGAAACCTATGGCGTCATGCGGTTTGCACCTCGTTTTGAACGGTGAAGGCGCCAGGGGCGGTTGACAATATTGACGCCCCTGACATTTGCTCAGGTAACTCACCACGAATAGCGGCGGCGAGCAATTCGACTTTGGGCGAAACGGTGGCGGCGGCGCGCATGACGCGAACGCCCAATCCCACCGTCATCGACGTGGCCACAGTCGCGTATCCCGTGCACGCGGAAGCTACAGCCATCGCGAAACCTATGCGCCACGATGATCCGGTGCGCCGTCGCGCTACGCATAAATGCCGAGCGGGAAAGCGAGCCGTCGAAGTCGCATGCGGCGCCGGCGTAGTGCCTGGAGTGACGCACGTGCCCGCTTGTGGCGAAACAGCCGACGCGGCGCGGGTGATAGCCCGCCTTGGCAAAATCGGCGATGAGAGCCTTGAAGCGCGGCGCAAGGTGGCTGGCGACCGTGATACGGCCCGCCTCGGTTTGGATGGTCACCAGGCCGCGGTTACCGGGTGGGGCGGTATGAGCGGCCTGGTGCTTTCCACGCCCGTGCGACATGGGGCGAGAAACCCGATGGTGACGATAGTGCCGGTGATGGTGCGCGCCATGATATCCGCGAGCATGAGCCGCTGGCGTCATCGCGACAAGTAACGCTATCGCTATAGCCCAAAGCACTAGCAGCGCGACGATTGCTCTTTCAATCCTGCGGTCCATAATCGTCACTCCCCCGGCGTGGTGTTGGGGGATGTGGGCAGGGAGGCGCCAGCAGAACCCATCAAAGGACCGTTCGGAGTAGCGGCTTGGGCTGACGCCTGAGCCGTTTTTATTTGGCTTTCCTGGAATTCCGCAAGCATCCTTAGGGCGATATCCTCAACCCTTTGAACGCGCGCCATCCATCCATTGCCAAAGTATTTCCAAGTTGAAAGACCCTTAAGAAAGAGCAGGCGAACATCATTGAAATGACGAATCTCTTCTTGAGGTGACTGCGTGATATCCATCGCTTTGAGCGCTCTTAGCGCCCGCGCCACGC